CGTGAACAAGTGGAAAATGAGAAAAATCGTTTAGCAGAAGAAATGGCAAAAAGACCTAAAGAAGAAATGAGGTTGATTCCAAATCCGACATCTGCTGAACACATTGAATAGGAGAAAATAATGGCTTTTGTAAATTTAAAAGACCTAAAAGCAAACATAGGTGGACAACTTAGATTGACTTTAAATTCAAGTGGTGTCTATGAAGAAAAAGAATGGCAAGGTAAGAAGTTTAATACTTTTAAGTATGAAGTATTGGAAGATGGTAAAGCATTAACATTAGATGCTACTGATTCACTTAAAAGGAAACTTGATCTTATATCAACTGGAGATGACTTTTTGTTAAGTTGGGAACAATTTACAACCGATGAAGGACAGCTTCGTAATTATTGGAAAGTTGAAAAGGTAAGCAAAGAATCTGCTAATCCTCAATTTGAAAATGTAAAGAAAAGTGTAAATGAATTTGAACAACAACTTCAAAAAGATAAAGCACTTAAACAACAAGTTAATACTACCAATAGTACCTTTACAAATGGGGCAAGATTTGGTATGATTTTCAACAACTGTGTACGACTATTTATTGAAAATGGTCAATCTTGGACTACTGATGAATTTGTAAATAACTTTAATCGAGTAGAAGGTTGGGTAGAAGCATGTGAAAATCCATCTACCATACCTGCTGCAAGTAAACCAAATGAACCAATAGCAGTAGAGGAAGATGATCTTCCATTTTAATGATGAATAACGAAAATATAATAATAATGCTTTTACTATTAGTTGTTTTCTTGTCAGTTTCATTATTTGGAATAATGTTTGTGGGTTTAATATTACTTTAAAGGAAAAAATGGGGCAGTTACTTCTACTCTTTTGTTTAATTAACATATCACAATCGATCAGTAGCTGTCCCTTTCTCCTCACATGAAAACATTAGAACTATTTGCAGGAAGTAGAAGTTTTAGCAAAGTAGCTGAAAGTCGTGGTTTTTTTACCTACACTACCGATAATCAAGATTTTGACAAGATAGATCAAGTATGCGATATATTTGATTTTGATCTGCAGAAAGCCATTGATGAGCTTGGTGGTAATCCTGATATAATATGGGCAAGTCCACCTTGTACTTATTTTTCAGTAGCATCTATTGGACATCATTGGTATCCTAATCATACCCCTAAAACAAAACAAGCAATTTTGGGTATTAAAATTATTCAAGAAACTATAGATATAATAAATCATGTAAAACCAAAATATTGGTTTATTGAAAATCCAAGAGGTAAATTAAGAAAATTAGAAGTTGTTAAAGATTTGCCAATAAATACAATTACTTATTGTTCTTATGGTGATATGAGAATGAAACCTACTGATATTTGGACAAATTTTTATTGTTGGAAACCAAGACCAATGTGTAAAAATGGAAATAGGGAATGTCATCATCAACCAGCACCAAGAGGTAGCATTACTGGAACACAAGGATTAAAAGGATCATACGAAAGAAGTAAAATTCCACCTCAATTATTTGAAGAATTATTTGAACAAATGGGAGAAAAAAATGAAATATGAAGAAAATACTTTAATATGTGGAGAATGTGGCATTAATAAAGTAGCAGAACTTAGCTATACCGATTCAAATACTATGGATTTCGTAGAACAATTAGAACCAACTACATATCCTGAACATTTTTATATTTGTTATAATAAGGAATGCGATGAACAATTTTTAGAAGAATTAACAAGTTATAAGGAATTTAGATGATTAATAAAGGAATGTTTACATCAGATAAAGACGACTGGCAAACTCCAAAATGGTTATTTAACAAATTGAATAAACATTTCAAGTTTAATTTAGATGTATGTGCTAATGATGAAAATGCTTTATGTGATAAGTATTATACAAGCTATGATAGTTGCTTAGATAAAGATTGGGAAATGTGCAACTTTATGAATCCACCCTATGGTAGGCAAATTTCAAAGTT